ACGAGGACGAAGTTCCTGTTGTCAAAACCAAGAAAAAGCCGCCAGTCGACGAAGACGAAGACGAGGAGGAAGACGACCCTCCTGTAAAGAACAAGAAAGGCGTCGCGAAGGATACATCGAAGAAGAAAAAGCCCGTCGTTGTTGACGACGAGGACGACTTCGAGGACGTGTAACGGGCGTACAAATACGCAGAGTGACTTGGTTCTCGTCTGATCGAGATTAAATGTGTCGAGTAACCGACACAGCCAAGGTAATGCGGCAGCTGAGGTCACAAGCCCTCGGCACGACAAGAAAGGCGGTGAAGAACTATCTTATTGACACCTTTCTTTACTTTTAAAGGAGAGACACTACAAGGTATTAAGATCAGCTACTCAAGGGCAAGCAGCTACCTTTCATGTCCCCAGAAACATCATTTCAGTTACGTCGAAAGGATCAAGCCAAAAGCTTCAACGCGTCCGTTGTACTTCGGTAGAGATTTTCACAAGCTTCTCCAATTCCGAACCGAGTATAAGGGCTTAATGCGTACTTGGGGAGAAGTACAGGAAGCTTACAACGACCTCTCGGGTAAGGCCCGAAGCGAATTGGGTGATGATTACATCCAAGAGCTGGACGAAGTATTCTCAGACTATCTTGTTGTTTGGGAGGACGCGGAATTGCCTGTAGAGACAGAGCATGAGTTTTTGATCAAGCTTGGTAAGCTTAATGGGCAAGATGTATATTTCCACGGACTTATTGATGAAATCTACGATAACGGCGATCTGGGAGAGCACAAGACTTTTACGACCCAACCCGATATGTCAATACTTGCTATGAATATGCAAAGCATTTTGTACGCGAAAGCTCGACAACTTGAGACCGGACTCATACCAGGAGCCATACGCTGGGACTATATACGAAGCTCCCCGGCTAAAAGACCTGTGTGGTTGGAATCTTCTAAGCGATTTAGCGACGCAGCCAACAGCAAGGTGACCCATCTCAGCTGGCTAAGAGCCTGCGCGGAAAGGGGTATTGTCGACCCTGTCGTGTTGGCCAAGGCCGATAGGTTTGAGCCGAACGCGTCCAACTTTTTCTTCAAAGTCAGTACAAGCATTGTACCCCAAATGGTGGATACCGCTTGGAGGGGCTTCAAGAGCGTGTGTAAGGACATAACGCTCCGAGGCGATACCAACAACGTCAAGAACATAAGCAGAGATTGTGCTTGGTGTAATTACAGGCCTATCTGTTACGCGGAGTTTACTGGCGCTGATGTGGAATATGTTAAAAAAACAGACTTTGTTGAGAAGGAGAGCGAATAATATGAATAAAAGTCTTGGAAAGACATTCGAAGAGGTGTTGGCCGAGAACTCCGACGAAGCTATTGTGAAAGTGGTTTGCGCTGATCGCAATCTGGAGGGCAAATTGGCGCTCGTTTTAGTAGCGTCTGAATCGGAGGACGGCGAGCATATCCGCGTCTCTACACTTGTTAGAGGAGCGAGAGAAGCCGGGCCTGAGGAAATAGTGGCTTTGGTTAAAGGATTAGAGTCCGCTCGCAAAAAGCTTTTCGATCTTCTGATATCGACGACAATAACAAAGATCATGGAAGACGACGTACAGGAGGAGTGACATTTGGGATTGTTGGATGAAGCTGTAGACATTAGCGAGTTGGGCCAACGCAATTTCTGGGTTCTATGGGGCAGAAGCGGTAGCGGGAAGACAGAGTTGTTGTCCACCTTCCCCAAACCTATTTTGTACATACAAATCGGAGATGACGGCAGCAACACAATCGCTTCTAAAGAAGACATCAAAGCTATTCGCGCCAGAAGTCCCGGTCACGTCAAAGACTTGTTGACCGAGGCGCAAAAAGACAGGAAGTATGCGACGGTGGCGGTCGACACTTTTTCTCTTATCGTCAACGAATGGACAGACGAGAACGCCGTTAAGAAAAAGAAACGAATGACCCAACAAATGTGGGGAGACTTGAAGGTTGATCAAGAAGAACTTATCAAGCTGGCCTACGTTTTGGCAGAGAAGAAGTGCGTTGTGCTCACCTGTCACGAAGCCACGGACAGCATCGAAGGTCATGAGGACGAGATCGCCCCGGATATACGACCTAGTGTGTCCAAGGGGGCGCGTACCTATCTTGAAGGTATGGCCAACTACGGTATACACTTGGCAGTCGTCCTCAAAGAAGAGGAGGATGGGGAGGGCAACACTGTCGAGGTTCCTGTGTATATCGCTCATCTTGCGTCCAACCCGTATTATTGGGTAAAGACGCAAAAACCCAAAGAAGTCCGGTTGCCCAAGTCGGTCAAAAATCCGACTTACAACAAAATAATGAGACTCATGAGAGGGGAACGTGCAAATGGCAAGAAAGTTGAAGGTTGACTTTACGGACGTAGACACATATGTCCGCTGCGAGGAGGGCGAGCATGTAGCTGTCCTCAAGGAACTCAACGAAGCCGAAGCAAAAGAGACTGGCAATGACATGCTGGTAGCCAAGTTCGAAGTCGTCAAAGGCGAGAGTAAAGGCGCGGTTGTTTATAACAACTTTGTGCTTACCGAGAAATCCCTTTGGCGCCTCAAAACGTTCCTTGAGTCCGTTGGCGTTAAGGCTGACGGCAGGGTGCAAATCGACCTCGACAAGATCGTTGGCAAGAAAGTTATCGTTGTTGTCGCTCACGAAGACTACAACGGCCAACCTCGCGCTCGCATAGAAGGCTTCAAACCGCTCGTCGGCGGGAAGGTTGTGGAGCCCGACGACGAGGATGAAGAAGACGAAGAAGAGGAAACCCCTGTTAAGCCGAAGAAGCAGGCGGCGACTTCGAAAAAGAAAAAGCCGCCAGTCGACGAAGACGAAGACGAGGAGGAAGACGACGAGGACGAAGCCCCTCGTCGTAAGACCAAAACGAAACCGTCAAAGGCAAAGAAGAAGCCGCCAGTCGACGAAGACGAAGACGACGATTGGGAAGAAGAGGATTAATTTCAGTAGGGGCCAAACGGCCCCTTTCTTACAAGGAGGATTATCTTGACGAAGATACCGAATGATACAGGGCATCCTTGGAGACTACACAAGTTTATCGAGTACCAACACAAGGTTCCGCCAATACATCCGGTAACTTGTGTTGAATACGCGCGGCGCAACGGATTGAACCCGGACGATTGCGTGTTCCTGTCTTGGCTTGTGTCGGTTACTTATTGTGAAGTTACAAGTTTGTACTTGTTCGAGAAATTCGATTGGAAAACCTTACTGCGCGTACAATTGCAAGGTTTTTGGGATAGAAACAAGCCTGTCTTGATATTCGGCTCTGCTCGGAAACACGCCAAGAATATGGATTGGTTTGTGCCTCTTGTGATGGATTTTCTCAAACTTGTGAAGAGACAACCCTGCGATTGGTTATGGCAACTAACGAGAGGGCATAACGCTGCCGAATCGTACAAACTTGTGTACGACCAAGTCTCTAAGATCAAATACACCGGAAGGTTCGCTTCAGACTTGTTTCTTGAGATGCTGGTAGCGTTTAGTAAGGCGGGGTTCATACTTGTTGACTTCCAAGAACCCGAGACGCTTGATTGGAAGAACTGTAGCAACTTGACTTCCGGTTTGTTCAATATACTGTATATGGATGAGGAAGCAGACCTGTACGACAAAACGGGCTACGTAGCCCCAGAACATATACCGCTATTGAATAAGCGGATACGACAAGTACAACGGGCGATACAGAAGACTTACCCCGAACAGGATGCGTCGTTGCCTCTCGTAATCGGCAAGATTTGTAGCTTTAGGAACTTGTTTAAATCCAACCGATACGGAGGCTTTCACCACGACAGACAACTTGAGAACATACTTTTGTACAGGGTACGTTGTCGCGAAGCCCATATGTTGTGGGAAGAGCTGTTTGAGATCAGAGAGAAGTTGTTTGACAAGCAACTTTTGGGCGAATTAAACGGTTGGCGCGGCGTCCGCAAAGAACGCAAGAAACTTTGGTTGCAGGAGGGGCTAACTGGTGTCGAGAGTATTGGTGAACATTAGGGGCTGTAACGGCTC